CGCAACACCAACTGGACCATTTTGCTCAATGATACCTATCATAGCAATCAATGCTGCATCTATACCAACAGCAGCCGATTCAAGACCAATTGCACCACCTGCGGCTAGACCGACAGCACCAGCAGCCTGAACACTCACACCACCGGCGGCTTCAATGCTTACTTCTGCACCACCAATAACTCCAACCTGACCGGTTGCTTGTAATGTAGCGGCCGCACCAGCAATAACAGTGGTTGCACCAACAGATTCGAGCGTGGCGGTTGTTAGAAAATACATGATACCTTGTCTAGCTGATACTGAAAATTTACCTGTTGTAGCACGAATTGCAATATCACCAGTCATAGACTCGAATGACATTTTCTTGGCTGAACGAACCATTAATTCACCCTGGTCGGCATTGATAGCCACCTTATCTTTACCGTAGAAGGCTGCACTATTATCAGAAGAACCAGCCATGAATGCGCCCTGAGAAGATAGGGTCATATTACCAATGGATTCTCTGAGTACCGCACCCTCGACCTTTTCTGTAATTCCTTTGGCTGCAACGTCAATATTACCACGAATAGTCTGATTGAAATTCTGTGCAGTCATATTGATATTCTTGGTGGCGGTGAGATTAATATCACCACCGACCGTCAGATTATAATCTTTATTAATCTTGAGAGAAGCTGCACCATCGACCGCAATATCATATGCACCGGTGATTTTCATACGATTTTCACCAAATACGATATTATACTGGCCGTTCTGTGCAGAAATATACAGCTTGCCGTCTGGTTGCAACTGAACCATGCTACCACCACGGTGCTGCAAGGTCACATGCTCTGCACCCTTGCTATCGTCCATGATGAGAGTATGACCAGAGCGAGTCTTGTGAACATAGAAATTAGGATATTTGCCAGCACCAGGCAGCTTACGAGCATCTTCTGGGCCATCCCATGTAGGTGGTGTGGTCAGTTTATTTGATGCTGAGGTGCCGGCATCAGACTCGGTAAATTTACCATCAGATCCAAATGTATATGATTGGTCACCAATAGTTACCTGATCACCAGTCTTGAAATTGGTGTCTGGAAAAGCTGTCTTAATCGCTGCGTTTGGATCTTGAAATGCCATATTTTATAAACCTGGAAATAATGCTTGAAGCGGATTACCACCGCGATTTGCTATCTGTGCAGCCCTTGATATTGTCTGAAGAGCCATATTAGCCTGCATGACGGTGAGCATTGTCTTTGCACCAGCACCAGCGGTTGGTGGCAGGCGACCAAACATATTCATCATATTTGCACCGCCAGTATTAAAGAACGGTAATCCTGGTATCGCAGCAGGGAAACTAGATGAACCACCGAGCAGAGTATTGACTACAGAAGCAGCCGCAGCCACCGCAACTGGTGTATAATTCATCATCTGACCAGAAGGGCTAAAGCTACGATAGACTGTCCCACTAGCCGTTGCTATTGGTGTGACCACAGGATTTAATGACCCAAGCCCATACAGGCTGGTATCATATTGTAGTCGCTGAAATGTATTAACAAGACCACCAACACCTGTAGCCTGACTCAGTAGACCAATTGCATTGGCTACAAATATATCTTGATTTACTCTGGTGCCTGTCATAAAGCCTGCACCCTCTGTCTGTTCGACCGACTGTAGCAGATAAGACATGGAATTAAATGCAAGAGCTGTCTGTGGGCTCATGCCACCATATAATTTCTTTTTATTGCTTTTATTATTTAATATGGTACTCAGTAGCATACCCAACGACATGACAGTACCAGGTAGACTGCCCATCATTGAGCTAGAGATCAGATTATCGAAGGCTTGAAGGGCTGTGGCCACCTGTGTGACTTTTGGTATAGGCATACCAGCCATATTATACATGGCTGCATGGGTTGGTAGACCTCTGACCATACCATGATTCCAGTTGTCACCTTTTTCTCTGATCTTACGAACTCTTGCACCACCCTCTGTGGTTTCATATGTACCAGGAGGTGGTGAGACCATGATAGGCATCGTGAGATACATGGCAATATTCTGTAATAGGCTCATATTACCTTCGATGGTCTGGTCATTATTATTGAAATCGTTTGCTAGACCTACGATCCGGCACTGGTTTGAGCCAGTGTCTTTCATAGCCACTACCAGTGTACCAGGGTCTAGCCCACCTGGAAATTCTTGCTGCGCTGATCTGGTTGGGTTCATCAGGCGTGGTGAGAAGGCTAGATGCTTTACGTTGACATCTTTACCGTGAATAGACGGAAAATAAACTCTGAGATTGCCTGAATAATCGGTTGGTGCATCTGAGTCATGCCCACCAACGACAATACCATAGACTAATCCAGAAGCCGCTGAGTTTTTAGGCAAATATGACATTATACAATACCTCTACCAACTGTACTTGATACACAATCTATGGTCGTTGTGGCTAGGCCACCGCTGACAATATGATGAAACATATGCAATATCATATAGCGACCTGACCCGTAATTAAATTCAAAATCTGGTCTCGTTTCTTTATTATATAGATTGACATCAATAGTCTTACCAGCATGTAGAACTGGATTAAATGGTACGGTCATTCTAAGTGCAATCTTGTCTTGTGCGAGGAGTGACATGCGAGCCTGACGGAATTGTAGAAAGTCTTTTGCATAGTCAGGGCACATGTCTTGCTGCTGATAGGTATTCTGATTAGAAATAGCCATCTTCATCACACCAGAGCCGATGCCACAACCAAATAGATTGAACGACTGGTTGAACAAACTGAATGACTTATTGATAGGGTCGAACAGAATGAGTGAGTTAATATTATTACCATTCTCATCAATACCATTCAGAATATCGGTCAGCAGGTCAAAATCACAAGGGAATTTATAGGTCAATATCGAACAAGGGTCACCGAATGTATTGCTGACCTCATTGAAAGAATATTCCATTACTGGGTTTTGACGAGACAATGATCTCAGTGAACGGAAATGATGTGCCGGTCTCGTATCAAAACCATCACCATAGGTCATATAATGAAGAAACGATGGGTCTGTGCCCTCTGCGACCGCATAATTGGCTTGCTGAGAAACGACCTGAAACGGATGAATATTCTCTGCGATATAGTCTCTTGGGTACATCGAAGTCTCAATAAACCTTGATGTAGAACCTACACAGACACCAAGCACATAATCGACCACCTCAGATGGTGTTGCACATTTCCATGAACGGCTGACCAGTGTCTTTGGGTCATTTAATTGGCTCTGATCACAGGCTCTCAGAGTAAATCTCTCAGTATTATTATTGATCTTATGTCTATTTTCTAGACGATAAACCTTCTGTAGAACGCTCATAGAGGATGGTAAACCAAGGTTTCTCAGTGTATTGATACCAGGTTTCTCTAGATTGATCAGAACATCAGCATTTTTGAAGTTGTCAAACCACTTTGTTGGTACGCTGTGGATATAACTATCAAAAGTGATAGAGGTCTGTAGACCAGGCGTCAGAAGGCTTTCACCAAGATATACTTCTTTTGGTGTGACCTCGGCCAAGTCTTTCTGAGGCACACCATCAAAAGAGATGGACATACCTACAGACGCTAGGTCTTCTATTCCTTGTAAGGCATCGCTATAATCTGCTGTCATGATTTTTTATACGGTCAACTTTCTGATATAATTGTTGGCATTAACTAGAGTTTTGAACTCATTCATTATCTGTGTATAATAATCTGGTTTGATTATTTTAATTGTTCTCTTAGCTTCATTTTGTTCGAGTTCATAGTCGTAGATGGTCTGATAGGTCTTGTAGATTTTCTCATTTATGGTGACACCAGAAACAGAATAGCTATTGGTGTTTGCATTGGCCTGTGGTGAGAGGTTTGCGCTCAGATAATAATCATACGGCACATCGCTAGGTAATGTCACCGTTTCTTTGTCATAATTGATCTGATATCGCCATTCGGTGGTCTTACCTGTCAGTGTATCGGTACGTTCGATGACCTTTTCGTATTTGTATATATTATTGGCGGCTACATTGGCCTGTTGAGCCCAGCTGATGACCTGAATATCCGTGCGAGTGTTACCGCCAGCGGGCCCGCGGTACTTATTTGCGATATAATTATTGAAGTCATTATAATTCAGAGGCCAGTCATATGCACCGTCGATTATACCGTTTGCGAGCATAATAATCCAGTGGGCTTCTGAGGTGCCATAGACACGCTCAGCCAGTCTTTCTGGTGTCTCACCGTCTTGTATATTGTAGATGTAATATGATGAGATATTTTCAAGCGTCTCTTTAATAATACCAATACGCATAAAGATATTTGTAGGTGTCTGATAGGTCGTATAGTCACCCTTGTTGATATCATATGGTACTTTTGGAAAAAGATCAAAAAATCTAGACATTTAGAATCCTTGT